GCCTTCAGGAAGAAGAAGGCGATAACCGTTTAACTCCATAAGCTATGAATTTGGAGACAAAGATAACAATTTATAAATTTACCCCTCAGGTTTTTACATTGACCCATTTAAAGCAGTAGTGTTTCAAGGTGGCCGTCATCTGAAAAAAGATGGCACTACCAATGTTAAAATAAGGGTCTATCATAACAGTTCGGCCCAGTATATTCCTACAGAATATTTCATAGAGCCTGATTTAATGAATGAGGATGGCTCAATATCTTCATTATCAGCGAATAGTGAGAATTTGAACTATGAAATAACCAATCTGGTACAGAAGTATCGTGGCGCATATATAAAGCTTGGCAGTACCCGAACGGCAAAAATGAGCTGTTCGGAGTTAAAAGAAGAAGTGTTGAAAATAGCTTTTCCTGAAAGTGAATTTATTGATTTTGTGGAATTTACAAGAGGAATTATAACAAAAACAGTTAAAAGAAAGACTGCCAACTGGTATGAGTCATCCCTTAATGCTTTTATTGCTTTCTATGGTTCTGAGCGTATTGATGCCAAGGATATAAAATCGAAAACCTTGGAAAGTTTTAAAGAATACCTTGAGAATCGGGTAATCATAGTGAGGAGTAAAGTTGACGGGGTGGCTGATGTGCAGCGGAGAATGGAGCCGGGTACAGTTAATAATTACCTTCGCGGTATTCGTTCTTTATATAATAAAGCAAGGAAGCATTTCAATAATGAAGATTATGATATAATACGTATCCCGAACAATCCTTTTTCCCGTGTTGTGATACCGGAGTATATACGGAAACGGAAAAGCCTGCCGATAGATGCCATTAAAAGGATTAGGGATGCCCGGTTTGATAATCCACGTACAGCCATGGCACGTGATGTCTTTATGATGTTGTTCTACCTGATGGGTATTAACATGAAAGATTTTTTCTCTTTGGCCAACGAGACTTACGGCAGGGTTGAATATAGGCGCTCAAAAGAGACGACGATAGACAACAAGAGTTATGTACCTTTATCTGTAAGGGTGGAACCGGAGTTGCGCCCTCTGCTTGATTATTATAGCAATGGTACATTCTTGTCTTATTTCCGTATGAGATATACCGACTATAATAATTTCCTGAAAGCGGTCAATAAAGAACTGAAGCTGGTTTCCAAGCAGCTTGGATTAGGGGTACAACTATCTACCAACTGGGCCCGCCATAGTTGGGCAAGTATAGCAAGAAATAAAGCCGGGATAGCCAAAGCGGATGTTGATTTTTGCCTTGGGCACGTGAACAATGATTTTAAAATGGCGGATATCTATATTGATATTGATTATTCCATTTGCGACAAGGCAAATAGGGCTGTTTTGGACCTTTTGAAGAAAAATGAATAAAAAAAGTCTGAAAAAGTTTGTTGTGAAATAAACTCTTTCTATATTTGCACCGAGCAATTGGTTACGAGCTGGATAAAATACTAAATTTATCCGGCTTTTGCTGTTTATAACATATTGAAAACAGCATTTTTCACTTCTAACACATTCTTCTCTTTGCTATGTGCCATAAAACAAATGACACATGGAAATACTTGTTTCAAAAACAGCATTATTAGACAAACTGAAATCAGTAGGCAGAATCATTCAGCCAAAGAACACATTGCCGGCTTATGACAATTTTTTGTTTGTCATTGACGAATCAGGCTTTATTCAAGTAACGGCCGGTGAGGAAGGTGGCCGCATATCTACCAATGTGGATGGCAAGGCAAATTTCGTAAACCGTTCTTTTCTGGCAAGTGCCAAGACATTATTGGATGGTTTAAAAGAAATGTCCGAACAGCCTTTAGCCATTTCCATTTATGAAAAGGAAATGGTAGTCAAGTACGCAAACGGAAAATTCACCATGCCTATTGAGGATGGCAAGCAATATCCGGAAATGAATATTGATGATAGTAGTCATTCGTTTCTGCTATCAGGTAATGACTTGCTGTATGGGGTTCGCCAAGTTCAGTTCTGCAGTGCAAATGACGAACTTCGTCCTACGATGAACGGAGTCTATTTTGACATAGATTTGGAAAAGACTTCTTATGTAGGTACAGATGGCAGTCGGTTGGCAATGGTTGAACTGCCGGCTTCATATACACGTAAGGAACGCGCCGGATTTATTCTTCCGAGCAAGTTTGCAAAATTGCTTTCCAATTTGGTTCCGGAAGATTGCTTGGAATTGGAAGTAAAAGTGAATAGAACTAATGTTCAGTTTGATTTTGACTCTTATCGGCTTGTGTGCCGAATGATAGAAGGACGATATCCCAATTACCGAGCGGTCATTCCTCAAAATCAGTCCAAGAGAGTAGTTCTAAAAAGAAATGACTTATTGGCGGCTTTAAAGCGTGTTTCGGTATTCTGCAATATCTCTTCCTCTTTGGTTATCCTAAAATTCGATAAGAACTCCCTGCTTATAACTGCCCATGATTTCGATTTTTCCAAGTCTGCGGAAGAAACTGTGATTTTGCAGGATGGGTGTGAAGCCATTGAGATAGGGTTTAAGAGCGGTTTCTTGATAGAACTTGTGAATAGTATTCCCTCAGAAGACATTTCTATATCCATGACGGACCCGTCAAGAGCGGCTGTTTTATCTCGCTGCGATGAAGAAGAACGCAGCCTTACTTACTTATTAATGCCGATGTCTATAAATAATTAATGCTATGGAAAAAACTAAGACACCCAAACAGATCATCCAATCGTATTTGGAAGAACGGGCGAAGAATGACCCTCTTTTCGCTAGTGTATATGCGAAACCTAATAAGAATATAAACGAATGTTTTGATTATATTCTTAGTGAGGCAAAGAAACGCGGTAATGCCGTATGTATGTCTGACGATGAGGTTTTCGGTCTTGCAGTACATTACTATGATGAAGACGACATTAAAGTTAATAAGCAGACCAATTACAAAGCAGCCACTTCTCAGGCACCTAAAAGTGATGTAGGTACTGCACCTCAAAAAGAAACCGGTTGTCCGGAAAAAATGAATAGCAGGCGTAAAGGAAAGAAAAACGAGTCATCTTCTTTGCAATTCTCATTATTTGAAGGATTATGAAACCGAGAACGAAATTACAATTTAGGGTAGTTGGTTTGAGTAGCCAGCTACCCGATATAAAAAGTATGATAACTGAGTGGGCTAATAATGATTGTCTGGACCATATAGGATATGCTACCAAGTCCCGTGTCGTATGTATGGAATGTGGAGAACGTTTTTCTACAAAACTTGTAAATCGCAAGCGTGCCGTTTGTCCTCATTGCGGTGCATCCTTAAAAATAGAATGGTCGAGGAAACGTACTAATCAGCAATTTATAAGGATAGGAAAGGCAGATATATGTGAAGAGTTCCAGGTTATCCGATGCTTTGAACTATATGCTTATTATCGTGAAGGCAGGGAACCTCATTATTTTATTCGGGAAGTGCTTCAACATTGGATTAAAGACGATGGAAAACGGGAAGTGATGGCTCTTGCAAGAAATACAGGCTGTAGTGGTTGGTGTGGAAATCTTGAAATTCGTAACAAGACTGTGGGATCGTATTATTATATCGAAGATAATGATGTTTACTGTGATAAGTACCATCCAGATTCTGTATTCAAACCGCAATATACAAGGATGGGAATAGATTACAGACTTCATGGACTGTCATTTCTTGATGCAATTAATGCCATTCCTGTTAATCCTAAACTCGAAACGCTTCTTAAAGCAAAGCGGTATGATTTATTGAGTCATTGGTACAGTCTTAGTTATAAAGTGAGCAGCTATTGGCCTTCTATAAAAATCTGTCTTCGGAACAAGTATAAGATAAAGGATGCTTCGATGTGGTTTGATTATTTGGACTTGCTGGCACGTTATCATAAAGACCTGCATAACGCTTACTATGTTTGCCCTACGAATCTGAAAAGAGCCCATGACTTATATGTGGCAAAGAAAAAGCGTGATGATGAAAAGGCACGCAAGGCACGTGATATGCAGCGTTTGCTTGAACTTAAGAAATATGCCGAAGACTACATTAAGGAGAAATCGAAATTCTTTGATTTGAAACTGTCGGATGGTAAGATAGTGGTGATACCGTTGAAAAGCCTTGAGGAATTTAAGAAAGAAGGAGAAATTATGCACCATTGTGTCTTCTCAAATGAATATTTCAAGAAGAGGGATTCTCTTATCCTTTCTGCCCGGATAGGCAAGAAGCATATTGAAACGGTTGAGGTTAATTTAAAGACATTCAGTATCGTCCAATCTCGTGGTGTCTGCAATAAAGACACAGAATACCATGATAGCATAGTAAAGCTGGTGAATAATAATATGAATTTGATACAGAAGTGCCTAAAGAAGGTTGCATAATTAGATAGTGTAATAATGCCAAGAATTAGAACTATAGTTCCGGAATTTTGGGAAGATGAAAGATTTTCGAATGTATCTCTTCCTGCTTGGCTGCTTTATATCGGCATGAAGAACTTTGCTGATGATAGCGGCGTCATTCTTGCGAATGAGGTTATCATTAAGTCGAAAGTTTTTCCTGCCCGCGAAGACATTCGTAAGCAGCAGGTTTCTGGGTGGCTGAAAGAGCTGATTGAGAACTCCGTCCTTGTACCTTTTACATACGAGAACAAAAGCTACTACGTGATGGACTTTTCCAGCGAACGCATCGACAAACCGCAAAAGTCAAAAATTCCGGAAGAAGTTATAGAAAAGGCTCTTCTTTCCGCCCAAACAGGAAATTCGGGAACATTCGAGAATATTCCCGAAGAATCGGGAACGGTAGAGAATATTCCTGCTGGAAAGGATAGGAAAGGAAAGGAGAGTAAAGGAGAGGATGGGAGTGTTACGCGCACGCGCGAGGAGCCCCCACCCCCCGAGAGTGAGAATTTTAAAAAGTTCAAGGCTTGGATTGATGCAAACGCTCCTAATGTGGGTAAATTGAAGGAGCCGTTTACAGAAGCCCAGTTTGAACGGATAAAACAAGATTTCCCCATTGAGGTAATCGAGAATACTTTGCGCTCCATGCACAATTACCGTGAGCTGTTGAAGAAATACGTCAGCGCAAATTTGACATTCCGAAAATGGGCAAAAAAGGATATGGAAGATGGAAAATACAGAAAGACAAATGGTGGTGGTACGGCAGCCGGGGGAAACTCGAATGTTAGCGACGATTACAAAAGAAACATTCTTGAGAGAATTCTCGGTTCCGGCGGTACAGGTGGCATGCAGGGCGGTTAATTCTTACCCGGCTGTATTTAGTGCCAATACACCTGCGTTGATTGAGATAGAGCAAGCATACGGTTATGATTGCCTTCAAGCATACTTGGAGGGATGGCTTGTTAATCTGCGTGAGTTTGTGAATGTAGGCAAGAAGATGACGGATGCCCAAACTTTTGAAACTGCCATGATAATCTTACAGGATTATAAGTTTCTGACTATAGCAGATATAAATTTGCTCTTTAAGCGCGCCAAAAGCGGCTATTACGGCAATTTATATGACCGATTGGACGGGCAGATAATACTTGGGTGGTTTCGCAGGTATTTTTCCGAACGCTGTGGTGCAGCCGAGGAAGAATCTATAAATGAAGCTTCCAGATATAAATCAGACCCTTATGATAGGACCTGTGAACGGTTATCGGAACGTGAGCATGAATTTAAGAAATGGAGAATGAAACACTTTACAGATGGAAGAAGATAAAAGATACAGGCTGTTAGCATTTTGGATTATGGCTACTGTGATTGTTTGTACGGTGTTTTACTTTGGATTGTATTGGTATTTAAATTATCTAATAGCAAAATTATGAAAGCAAACCTAATATTTTTTCTTGCGATATTCATCATATCAGCATTATTTATCGGTCACTTCCGACTGACATTCTCACCGTTCAGTGTATCCCTACCCTATTGGCATAGAACTTTAGGAGTAGTTCTTATCGTTGTAGGATGCTTGGTTTACAACATAGGTGAGCATATATCCGGTTACAAGAAAGGACTGGAGGAAGGCATAGAGATTGTTTTGAAAGAGTTAAAAGAAAAACAAGAGTAATAATAAAAAGCGGCCGATACACCACTACCGACCGCCAGTAAGCTATAAAGCTTTCTCAGAACACACAAAGATAACAACTTTATAGCTTATGGCAAGTGCATTAGTAGAAAAATATATAGGACGGAGATATGAACGCTGGTTGGACTATGCGGTCTATCATTGTGGCTTGGCCGGTATTCCGGATGAGGCTAACGACGTGTTGAATGAGGTGCTTTGTTCTTTGCTGCAAAAGGATGATGCTAAACTGCAGCAACTTCTTTCCGCAAAGAAAAACGGCTGTACGGAATTGGATTTCTTTGTGTTGAAGATGATAAAACTGAATGTAACTTCAGACACTTCACCTTATCGGAGCAAATATCGTCCAATGCCGGTGGATCAGAATGTGGACTATTCGCGGTTGGAAATTGAGGATGTGAAAGAAGAATCAGTCGATAAGAACGAACTTCTTCTTAGTCGTTTCCATCAGGTACGCGATGTATTGCAGGATTTGGACTTGAGTCCTTTGGCGCGAAGGGTCTTTGAATATCGTTTTTTTGAAGATGCAAATTTTTCGGACTGGCCGGGAAAGGAATCTTTAAAGCAGCTTTATGAAATCTATAACAAAGTACAGGAACTGATTCGAAAGAAAATTGCAGGGGAGTCTATATTTTAATTGAAAAACGAAATTGCTATGTCTAAAGTAAGTGAGATTAAGTTAGACCCCCGCAATTATCGTATTCATGGAGAAGAAAACAAACGTCTTATTCGTAAGAGCCTTACAGAGTGTGGGGCCGGGCGTTCTATTCTTGTGGATAAAAACGATATTGTCATTGCCGGGAATGGTGTCTATGAACAAGCCCAGGAACTTGGGTTAAAAGTGCGTGTTATCGAGTCTGACGGTACGGAATTAATCGCTATTAAGAGAACCGACCTATCAACAAAAGATGAAAAGAGGAAGCTGTTGGCATTGGCTGACAATCGTGCTTCCGATTCCTCCCAATTTAATTTTGCCGCTATTGTAGAAGATTTCTGCTTGGAAGAACTCAATGATTGGAATATGGACCTACCATTTGATGAAATTCCTACCGATATTGAGGGCTTCTTTGAAGGTGCTGATAAGGTAGAGCATAAAAAGAAAGTATTGGTTTGTCCATATTGTAACAAAGAGATAGAGGTATGATTCTTTATCTTGCTGGATATAAGCCATGTGCCAGAAGATGGTGCATGGATACATCGGATATATATCTTCTTAGTTCCTTTTGGGAACACAAATCCGGCAGATATGGCAACTATGTGCTCCAAGAAAAGCATATTCTTGATAGTGGCGCTTTTTCTGCCTTTTCTGGAAATAATAATGGATTTGACTGGGATAGCTATGTAAGAAAGTATGCTGATTTCATTCTCAAAAATAATATCCAAAAGTTTTTTGAACTTGATATTGATGTTGTTGTCGGGTTGCGTAAGGTTGAATATTACCGTCGTTACTTGGAAGATAAGACAGGGCGGAAACCTATTCCCGTGTGGCATGCTTCAAGAAAAAGGGATTATTTTCTACGTATGTGTGAAGAATATCCTTATGTGGCTATCGGTACGACTTCCGCAATGGAAGAAGGTAGAAGAATCAGACAGAATCCTATGATTCTGAAATGGTTTATAGACCAGGCCCATAGTGCCGGTATCCGTATTCATGGGCTTGGTTTTACAAGTTCCAAGTATCTTCCATACCTTAAATTTGATAGTGTTGATAGTACGACATGGCTATCCGGTGCCCGATATGGACAGATATATAAGTTTGATAACGGTCAGATGCAATGCTACGATCCGCCAAAAGGGATGAGAGCCAGGCATCATGATTTGGTGAATAGACATAATTTTAATGAATGGATAAAATTTCAAAAGTATGCAGAAGAGTTCTTATGAAAAGAAAGTCCTCCTATATTCAGGGGGCATGGATAGCTGGCTTATAGACAAGATTTGGAAGCCTGATGTGAAATTATACGTGGATATGGGCACAAAGTATTCACAAGAGGAGATAAAGCGCCTTCCTGCTGATGTTGTAGTGGAGAAACTAGACCTTTCCAAGTGGGAACGGGAAGATAAGATAATTCCGTTGCGGAATATGTACCTTATCGGGATTGCCACTAATTATGGGAATGAAATTTGTTTAGGTGCTACGGCCGGGGATCGGGTGCTTGACAAATCTCCGGTATTTGCTGATATCTATGAGCAGTTATTGAACTATCTTTATCAGAAACAGCATTGGACGGAAGAAAGGAAAATCAAAATAAATCTAGATTTCAAGCGATACACAAAGGCTGAACTCGTTAGGGCTTTTGTTGCGCAAGGTGGCGATATGGATGAGGCCTTTTCTTCATCGTTCAGTTGTTATACTCCGGAGCATGGGAAAGAATGTTGGAGTTGTAAACCGTGTTTCCGCAAGTTTATAGCCTTTGCCCTGAATGGCTATCCTTTTACTGAAGATATTATAGATAGGAATGTATCTTACATCAGAAAAGAAATTCTTCCTTTGATAGAATCCGGAACTTATGGCCGGAAACAAGAAGAAGATGAAATAATGCAGGTATTGTCATTTTATGAATAGTTATTATGTACACAGTTAGAAAACGTATTGAAGTATCAGCTTCGCACAGCCTGAATCTTTCGTATAGAAGCAAATGTGAGAATTTACATGGGCATAATTGGATAATCGTGGTTTGGTGTCGGGCAAAACAGTTGAATGATGATGGTATGGTTGTAGATTTTACCCACATAAAACAAAAGATTCAGGAGCAGTTGGACCACCGTAACTTAAATGAAGTGCTTTCATTTAATACGACAGCGGAGAATATGGCAAGATGGATTTGTGAACAAGTTCCGGCTTGTTTTAAAGTAATGGTGCAGGAGTCGGAAAACAATATAGCATGGTATGAAAAAGGTAAATGAAATATTCTACAGCATACAGGGGGAAGGTTATCATACCGGAACCCCGGCTGTTTTTGTCCGTTTCTCCGGATGTAATTTGAAATGTCCTTTCTGTGATACGCAGCATGAAGACGGTATTTTGATGTCCGATGAGGAAATTTTGTCGGAAGTAGGGAAATATCCGGCAGTGATGGTCATACTGACGGGCGGAGAACCTTCGCTTTGGATTGATAGGGAGTTTGTAGACTGTCTGCATCGGATAGGTAAATATGTCTGTATAGAAACTAACGGGACGCGCTCCTTACCGAATAATATAGATTGGGTAACTTGCTCACCGAAAGAAGGAAGTAATGCTATTGTTGTTAATCCTCATGAAATAAAAGTAGTCTATACTGGGCAGGATTTATCAACCTATGAAGAAATGACAGCAGCCGTGTATTATTTACAGCCATGCTCTTGTCAAAATACAGAAGAAGTTATTGATTATATTAAAAAGCATCCCAAATGGAAACTAAGCTTGCAGACCCAAAAGATATTGAATGTGCGATAAGAAATATCCTTTCGTACATTGGTGAGAATCCTAATCGAGAAGGACTTGTTGGCACTCCAGATCGTATTTTAAGGATGTGGCAAGAGATATTTCGCGGATATGACCCTGAACAAAAGCCAAAGATTACTGTATTCCCGAATGGCAAGGATGGTTTATCTTGTGGTAGTGTTGTGTCTGATTCCGGTACATATTATTCTATGTGCGAGCATCACATGATGCCTTTCTTTGGTAAGTATTGGTTTGCATATATCCCTAATCCTAAAGGAAAGATTCTTGGCATTTCCAAAGTGGGCCGTGTGGTAGATTACTGCGCTGCCCGCTTACAGATACAAGAAAGATTGGCGCAAGATATTGTTGATATGATAAGGAATGCACTTGGTGATGAATATCCACCTTTAGCTATAGGTGTAGTATTGGAGGGAGAACACTTGTGTAAAACCATGCGTGGGGTAAAAAAACAGGGAAAAATGCGTTCTTCTTTCTATTTTGATAATGGAGGCTTACCCGAATTAAAGGATGAGTTGTCTCAATTTGTCAGTTTTGGTTAGTTATTGGTTATGACAGAAAAGAAGAATTCAGCAGAAAAAAAGAAAAGAGGACGTAAATCGGATTACAAAGAAGAGTATTCCGACCAAGTTCTTAAACTCTGTCTGCTTGGTGCGACAGATAAAGAAATTGCTGAATTCTTCTCGGTTTCAGAACAGACAATCAATAGTTGGAAAAAGAAATACCCTGAATTTCTTGAGTCCTTAAAAAAAGGAAAGAATTTGGCTGATGCCAATGTAGCTTCTCGCTTGTATAATCGTGCTATTGGTTACTCATGCAAAGCAACTAAATTCGCTACATCTGATGGGCGTATAACTGACCAAAAGGAGTATATAGAACATTATCCACCGGACACAACGGCTGCAATATTTTGGTTGAAGAACCGACAGCCGGAAAAATGGCGCGACCGTAAAGAAGTTGATACCAATGTGAATTTAGGTGATGAACTTGAAAGTATGACCGATGAACAGTTAATAGCTATAATACGTGGCGAACAAGAGTAAAAGCAACCGGGAAATTCTTATAAAGCGTGCGAAGGCAGTAACAATTCTTCGCAAGCGGGAAGCTCAGAAAGATTTCTGGGCTTTCTGTTTATACTATGACCCGAAGTTTTTTGCAAAGCGTTTATTCCTGAAGAAAGTTGCAGAAGCTTTTATGCGTGTATATGAGTCATACTCTGCCGGCATAATCTATCGCCTTGCAGTAAGTATGCCGCCACGTGCAGGAAAGTCTTATATTTCATCTTTGTTTATCGCATGGATGCTTGGGCATTTTCCGGAAGAATCAGTTATGCGTAACTGTTGTTCTGATACATTGTACAATAAACTTTCCTATGATGCCCGTGATATTGTGAAGTCCAAACGTTTTCATGAAATATTTCCGGATATTTATCTTAAAGGTGATAAACAGAATGTGAAGAGCTGGAATGTTGAGGGAGCCCGTCAGGTTTCTTATTTTGGCGGTGGTGTTGGTGGAACTGTTATCGGTTTTGGTGCGTCCATGCTCGCCATGACGGACGACTTGTACAAGAGCTTGGAAGATGCCTTATCCGATAACAATAATGAAAAAGTATGGTCATGGAAACAAGGTACGCATGATTCTCGTATAGAGGGTAACTGTTGTCTTATTGACATTGGTACACGCTGGTCTGCCAATGATGTACTTGGGCGTTTGGAAGAAGCAGGAAAATATAATGAAATCATCCGTATTGCAGCTCTTGATGAAAACGAACGGTCCTTCTGTGAAGATGTACACACGACCGAATATTACCTTGAATTGCGCTCGGAGACAGACGAAAGTATTTGGATGGCCGAGTATATGCAGGAGCCATTCGAAGCAAAAGGTTTACTATTTCCGAAGTCCTCCCTTATGCGCTTTAAACTCGCCGATATTGCAGGTAAAAGACCTGATGGCACTATTGGCGCTTGTGATACTGCGGATAAAGGTGATGATGATTTCTGTGCACCATTCGCAAAGGTATTCGGACCGAAATACTTTATCACAGATGTATTATTTACCAAAGACCCGGTTGAGGTTACGGAGCCACGCTTGGCACAAATGGTAATAGATACCGAATGCGACCAGTTACGTATCGAGTCAAACAATGGTGGGCGTATATTCGCTATCAATGTGCGTAAACTTGTTACCACGAAAAGAAAGTCCTGTCTTATCCAAGCGCGTCCTACTACTCAGCATAAAGAAACTCGTATTCTGATGAAAGCCGGCTGGATAAAAAAGCATTGCGCATTCCTCGATGAAACAGAATACACTAAAGGTTCTGACTACTGGCGCTTTATGAAAGCTCTTACAAACCATAAGCGTGAGGGAGATAATGCTCATGATGATGCACCGGACGGATGCACCATTCTTGCAGAGTTTGCCGAGTCAATCGGACTGAATTTCAAAAAAACAACGCGCAAAGTAGGACGCGGATAAAATTACTACATAAAGAATGTTGTGATTATATCCCCAATAAACCATAATAATAGATTTTCTCTACTTTGTTCTTGATATAAGAACCATTTGATTGTATTGGTTATTCTTTTAAGTCTTTTCATATTCTTCTTTTTTGAAGAATAGAGTTTTTGTATGTATGGTAGGGAATTTATAGTTGTGAAATACAATAGGAGGATATATTTTAAGAGAAAAGTATATGCCAGGAATATCCGAAATATTGAGTAATGACGACTTTTCTCGAATAGTCAGTGATTTATGTGTAGATACCATAGAAGATAGAGACCCCAAAGAATATTTGGAGGAATATAACGGAGAACGCCGCCGTCGTAAAACTTCAGTAGGTTTTCGTGAACCTAAAAAAGTGGCTGTATATTCAGATACAGAGTTTGAAACAGACCCAAATACTGGCGAAGAAAAACCAAAACGTTTGGAAGATAAGACTGTGCCGGTTGCTAAGATTGTAACTAATATCCCAAAGAAGATAGTACGTACAGCAGCAGCTTTTTTGTTCGGTGGGGATATGATTGTATCGGCAGATAATATGGATGATGATAGCTTGCAAGACTTCAAGCAGGTATTTGTCCGTAAGCTTAAGATGAAATCAGTCTTTATGAGATTTGCTCGTATTGTACTATCTGAAACCAAAGGGGCGATTGTCTTTTATCCTGTAACGAAAAGCAATATTAAGGGAACGGATAAGGATGGAAATCCTATCTTAAAAAAAGAAGTCGTATTAAAAGCCAAAATATTATCAACACCAAAGGATGATAATGTAACCAATGAATTTTACCCGCATTTTGACGATGATGATGATATGGATGGCTTCATTCATAAATACACAGCTATGGTTAATGGCAGAAGTTGTGAATGCGTGAAGATTTATACCGCTAATGAGATTATAACCGGAATCAATGATGGGCAGTGGGTTATAACAAAGGATAAGAATCTATTCGGGAAAATTCCTGTTGTCTATGCAGAAGTAGACCAACCGGACTGGGAAGATATAGCAGTTCTTATGGATGCGTATGAAATGCGCCTTTCTCGAATGTCAGATACTAATGACTATTTTGGAGACCCTATGTTAAAGACTTACGGCCAGACCAATTTACCTTCAAAGGAAACGGTGGGAAAGGAGTTGAATTTCTCCATGGAAGTGGACCCGGATACCGGAACTGCTTATCATGGTGATGCAGAATATTTATCCTGGCAGCAGTCTATTGATTCTCAGAAAGAGGAAATCGCAAACGAAAGGCATGAGATATTTTCCGGTGCTTCTTGCCCTGACCTCTCCTTTGACAACCTTATCGGTATAGGTGATTTATCCGGAGTGGCTCGTGAGTTTATGACTATTGACGCAAAGATAAAAGCTACGGAACAGATGGAAATATTCGGTCCGGTGGTACAGCGTTGTGTGGCAATCGTGCAGGCTGGTATGGCCCGTATTTCCCATATCAAAAACGCTGGCGCAATAGAGGGAAATTATTTCGAGGTGAAGTTCGGTTCAATCTTGCCCAAGAACCTTACGGAAATTTTGCAGAACTTGGCTATTGCAAACGGTAATAAGCCTATCAATTCGCAAGAGACTATCACTGCAGAATCTCCTTATACAAAGAATGCCAAACAAGAGACTGCAACCATGAAGAAAGAAGAAAAAGAAATGGCACAAAACAGCAATCCTTTTGGTGCTACATTTTCTGCTAATCCAGATGAATGATGAAACGTAAAGGGCTTTCCTTTTATGATAGTCAGCATTTGCAAAAAATGTTGGTGCAGCAAAATGATATAACAGCTATCTTTAATCGTTTTATTGCTGCTATTTCCCCTTATCTTCAACAATGGGCAGATAAGGGGAAAGATAGTGTATGGGTAAGAAACCAGTCAATAGAAAAACGTATTGATAGGGAGTTGGTAAAGTTACAATCTGACCTACTTGCCAATATTACTCAATTCCAAATGGACGCATGGAAACGTTCTGAACTAAAGAATGATGATTTTATCTCAAGGTATGTTGAGGGATTGGCTATCAGTACAGCTATAAAAGAAGGGCTGTTTGCTCATAATGCCAAAGCTATGTTGCAGCTAAAAAAAGGTATGGATATTAGGGGAAATGCCTTATCTGACCGTGTGTGGAATATTGCGGAGCTGGCAAAAGAGCAACTGGAGTATTATCTTGCATCTGGAGTATCGGTAGGTCGTAATGCCGGGCAGATAGGTCGGGATGTGCGCCAACTTCTTAAAGAACCAGACAAACGTTTTAGGCGTGTGCGTGATGCAAATGGGAAACTGATTTTATCTCAGCCTATGAAAAATTATCATCCTGGCCAAGGTGTGTACCGTAGTGCAAGTATGAACGCATTGCGATTATCTTCTACGACAACCAATATGGCTTATCGTGCAGCAGATTATGAACGATGGAATGGTCAGGACTTTGTTTTGGGCATAGAGATAAGACGGTCTGATAGTAATCGCGGACCGTGTGCCCTTTGTGATTCGATGGTTGGCAAATATCCGAAAACATTTAAATTTACAGGGTTTCATCCGTTTTGCATTTGTTATGCGACTCCAATAGTTATGGAACCGGAAGATTTGGCCGAGTATTTGGTAAATGATACGATACCGGAAGAACTTGTTGTAAAAGATGTACCTCAATCGGCTAAATCTTGGGTAAACAAGAACCTTGAAAGGGCTAAAGGATGGAGCAATGAACCCTATTTTATTCGTGATAACCGGCAGTTCTTTGGAGAGTTGAAAACCAATATTTATACATTGGAAGAAAAGAAGTTTACCCGCACAAGAAGCACATCTGTATCGATGCAGCGTGCTATTGATTTTCTTTCAAAGGAATATCCGAATATTTCTAATACAAGGTTGGCCGCTATACATCATTATACTAAAGCCGGAGGCAACTATCGACAGTTAAATAAACAGTTGTATAATGACAACCTTAGCGAGTTTAATAAAGCTGCCGCAACATTAATTCGTGAAGGGTTGAATTTGTTGCCAACATTTAAAGGCATTACGTATCGTGGTACTATAATAAAGCGAAAGGAATACGAAGCTTTGTATAAGGATAAAAAAGAGGTTTCCCACAAGATATTTACATCATGTAGCAAATCTCCGGAAATAGCTGATATGTTTGCGAGTTATCGCCCTTTGAAAAGAAATGAAGTGAGCATAGTTTTTAGGATTCAGGGTAAAAATGGAAAGGATATATCGAAAATCTCGGAATTTAACGGTAAATTTGTAGAAAAGAATCAATATGAAATACTTTTTGCCACTGATACAAGATTTGAGATAATATCGGTATCGGAGCAGGAAGATAAGATTAATATTAAATTGAAAGAGCTATGAGCAAGGAACCGAAAGTACCGGAAGTTACAGATGAGCTTCGCCAATATTGGAAAGAAAGATCAGAAAAGATTCTCAGAAATTACGAAGCAGGGAAGTATGATGAGAACGATGAAGTAATGATGGCTTCCGTCAAGTGGGCAAGGTTAAGCATGGAGGAAAAGGAAGAGGGATATAAAAAGTATTATTTCTTGGGTGACCGTATGCAGGCAGAGCAGGATGCCATGTGCGGATATGATGACGAAGACGATGAAGATTAGTATTTAAAGTTTATTTGAATATAGGCTATCCGGGTGCGGGTAGCCTTTTTTTATGGTAAAAATCCTGCTCCAATATATTTTAAAGCAAAAAGACTATGGAAATTTTAGTTGCAATTAAAAAAGCTTTAAAGAAAGCAGGTATTCCAGAGAAATATGCTGCAAAGGTAAAAGCCTTGTTTAATATTGAGAGCGAGGAAAATCTGGAAAACTATGTCTCTCTTTTTAAGGATAACATTCTTCCGGATTTGGAAGCAAGCGAGCAGAACAAGCAGAATGTTATCAATAATGCTATTGCTGAATATGAAAAGAAGCATGGTCTGAAAGATGGCAAGCCTATAGAGGGAAAGGGCAAAAAAGGGAAGAAAAACAAAACGGTCGTTGACGACGATGACGATGATGTAGATGATGATTTGGATGATCTTCCGCCTGCTTTCAAAAAGATGATTCAAGCCCAGCAAAAGCAAATCCAGACCTTAACGGATAATATTTCCACCTTAACAAAAACCGTTTCCGATTCCGGCAAAAACGCGTCTGCTAAGGCATTGTTTGATACGGCCAAGTTGCCGGAAAAATGGTTTAAGCGTATTGATGTAAATTCCGAAACATCTGTAGAAGACCAAATTAAGGAGCTTCAAGAAGAATATAAGGAAATTCGCCAAAGCGCAATATCCGATGAAGTGGATGCAGGCAATTATCGCCCGTATGTAGCACAGCCCAAAGACCGGACAGAAAAGGAATGGTTGGAAATCATGAATAAAGATGAGGGTACTGGGGATTCCAACGGGGTTGCCAGTCTCGGTATTGATTAATAATTAATCCATTGTAGCTATGTTTTTTAAGAAAGAAAAAGAATTTCAGTACCATCCTGCGGTCATAAAAATGCTCGAGGATGTTGTCGGTGGCGGTACCATTGTTCGCGCTGATTTAAGAACTGCGATTTTTGATGGTATGCCATTGGACGAATTGCCGCCATATTGTGTTGTTGGCAAAGATGAAAATGGAGGGTATCGTGTAATCAAGACTGCTTTGGTTACAGAAGCCTTGGAAGCAGAGGGAACGACTGTAAAAGTCAATAAAAGCCATCTGTTTGCTGTTGGGGATTTTGTTACTATTGGAGGGGGCTTAAAAGGTGCATCCGATAAGATTACAGCCATAGACAAGAGTAATGCCGGATATGATGTTATTACTCTTGAAGCCAAGATTGGCGCAGCAAAGGTAGGTCAAGTATTGGTCGGGGTAAAAGAGAAGGCTACGGAAGGAAAGGCAACCCTTGTTACAAGTTCATCTGAGTTGGTGATAACCTTGTCAAAAGTTGATTTGACTGTCGCTAACCAATCATGCGGCTTAATGGTACGTGGAACCATTAGTGAAGGTAATATGCCCTTCCCTATCGATGCAGGCTTGAAGGCTTTGATGCCGTTAATCAGATTCGTAAACAAGAAATCATAATTGATTTATGGAAAGAAGTTTAATCAAACAAGTAAACAAGAAAAACATGAGTGCCCGTTTAAACTCGCGCCATGTAAAACCAATGTATTACCCTAATTTCTTTACTCCCAAAAGAGTTACAAGCTTGAAATGGGAAACATTGGTTGGAGAGAAAGGTGCTCCGGTAATTGCCGATGTCGTTTCTTTTGATTCTTCCGCTCCGGAGAAGACACGGGAAGTAATCAGCAAAATGTCCGGTGATATTCCCAAAATAGCCGTAAAGCGTGGCATGAACGAAAGCGACTATCAGGAATATAAGAATTTGGAGCGTGATGCACAAGGGGACGCAGAGCAAATGGAGTTGCTGAACCTTTCTTTCAAAGATCAGGATTTTGTGTATAATGCAGTGCGTGGTCGTATAGAATGGTTATCTATGCAGTATATGAGCCGTGCAGGATTTAATCTGTCTGCGAAAAATAATAACGGTATTGTAACCACTGAATTTGTAGGTTGTGGTATGCCAGCAGATAACAGAAAGAAATCTTCAGCAGACTGGGCTGATGCTGCAAAAGCTGACGGTCTGCAAGATATTGAAAAGGTCCTTTCTGCAGCAAGTGCTAAGGGGGTAAGTCTGCGATACATTATTATGCTGACATCTGATTTCACTTTATTGAAGAAGCAGAAATCAACTTTGGATAAGATTAAGGGCTGGATTAACCAGACATCGAAGCTCGTTATCACCAAGAAGGTTATTAACGAGTATTTGGCTGAACAAGAATATCCGGCACAGATTATCACTATCAATCCGGCTGTGCGTATTGAAGATGCAAACCACAAACGTACTACTGTTTGTCCATGGAAGAAGCATCGTATTTGCTTCCTTGAGGATTTGAATGTTGGTAATATCCAGCACGGTCCTATTATGGCTGAAAATTCGGAGTCTCTGAAGAAGAAAGCAATCATGGTAAAGAAAGACTTTATCTTGGTTACAAAATTCTCTACTGAAGAGCCGTTCAAGGAGTGGACCAAGGCTGAAGCTAATGCAATTCCTGTAGTCAATGACCCGGAAGCTATGTATATCTTGCAGGCTGACGGTAAGGAATGGCCGTCAGACGAAGCAACAGAAGGTACGGATAATATTCCTGCTAAGTTCTTGGGTCAGGAAGTGGAGGATGAAAACTTAGAACCGGGTGACGAAGAATAATACAGTTATGGCAACAATCAGAGAAACGATACTGGAATATCCCTCTATTGGAGATATGGAAGGCTTCTTGGAAAAGGTAGTATTTGTAAAGCGTGGTATTAATCCCGAAGAACAATGTACTACTGATAATATAAAGCAAGTTGGCCTATGTGTCGCTGATACGTATGCCATGCTGATAAATTCTCCGGATTTCACGGAAAACAAGTTATCTGTCTCTCATCCCCGCTCTTACTATATACAGACTGCAAAGCAGTTATATATTGAGAACGGGGAGCCTGAAAAGGCTGCCAAATTAGGAAAGAAAATCATTATTAGGGGAAGGGCAAGGAACGCATGGTAACCAGATATCCTCATACTGCCTTGATAACTTATGAAATTGGCGGAAAATTAGTCAATGGTGAGTGGGTTGATGGAGAAACAAAAACTCTGTCAGTAAAGGGAAGATATGATTCCGTTAGTGATGGGCGTATAGTTATGAAGAAAAACAGCCTTGGCGACGAAAAGCAAGTACATGGCTATTTCTATACTAAAGTCCGTCCTGATATTGATGTTAAATATTTGCGTTTACAAGTTCCTTCTCTTAATGTTGATGTGGATATAATTTGCTGGGAACCGTATCAATCCCATTCAATTATAAATGTATGAAATCAGGACTAACGCCTTTGTTTTCGGATGCGGATATAGACCGCTGGTTTGACAAATTCCAAGAACGAGCAGAAGAAAGGATTTTTAAATTACTTTCTGCTGCCGGAGAAAAATTTGTAGAAGTGGCCCGTAAATCGGGTAACTATACAGACCGCACAGGCAATCTTCGTTCTTCTGTAGGCTATATAATAGCTATGGATGGAGAAACCGTTTCTGAAAACTTTGAGAAAAGCGGTAAAGGGAATGACGGTGATACTGGTATTTCCAAAGCCAGACAGTTGGCCGAAGATATTTCTTTGGCTTATCAAGGCAGTTACGTACTGATTGGTGTTGCCGGTATGGAATATGCGGTTCATGTTGAAGCCAAAGGAAAAGATGTGGCTACTACGGGATATATCCAATGTCAGGAGTATTTGCGTAAGGCATTGATTAGGGTATTTGAAAAAATCTAGTTTATGGATGAATTTGATGTAATAGATTTCGTATATGAAGCGATAGAAGCTGCCGGTACTGGAATTGCCATATATAAAGACAAATCTGAGGCCGGTGTTAAGGACGAACATATCGTAATTAATCATCTATCATTAACGGAGTTGGATTTCATTAATAAAATCCCTGTAAATGTGAATGTGTTTGTTCCTTTGAAGCATAATGGAATGTATCAGCGTCAACGTATGAAAGAGTTAAAACGTATGGTGCGTAAGGCTCTTGCTTCGATAAATAGTGATGATGGCAATTGTAGAGAAATAGAGGATTTCCTAAGTATTCCGATACCGGATTTAAAAGAGGGATTTATGTGTATTAATATTCGATTTAATGTAAAAGTGGATAATTGATTATGCCAGAAACAAAAACGGTAAGACCTATCGCTATGGGCGTAGGCGCGATTAGAATTGCAGATGTTGGTGATGGAGTGCCGGGAAAGGATTTTACCACACTTCCCTTACCCACCAAAAGTAGTGTTGCTTTCAACTTTGCAGACCCTAAGGAAGTGAAGATAGACATTGAAGGCAGTACCGAACCCTTATATGTGGAATTTGTAAAAGATACCACTGATTATATTGAGTTCTCTATTCCTACTCCAAGTAATGATACAATAGCATTGCTTGCTGGTGGAACCGTTGACAAAGGGGAAGATTTATCTCCAAAGGATGTTTGGAATAAGCCTACGGATATTCCGTCAATCAATAAGACATTCCAATGCGAAACATTGCCCAAAAAAGGAAAGAAAGTAGTTTATACTGTTGTCAATGGTAAGATAGCTGCTAAGATTTCACAGGCTCCAGGCGCAGAACAAGCAGAGTTGTTATTGGTTCGTGTGTACGTACAGGCAGCAATTACAGAAAAAGGGGAAACCAAAACTGCCTTTATGCGTGAAGTTACTGATGCGGCGCCTAAAGCTAAGGCGGCCAAAGCTGCATCCAAGTAAATAACTATGGTTCTATATAGCTCAGTCGGCAGAGCGCATTATATAATGAGGTCGGCGGTTCGAGTCCGCCTATAGAAACAAACTTTTGATGGATAGGGGCGAAACAATTCTATAATAGTCGCGAATATTATGGAATTTTCCCGGAAGTACAACGGGATAGCCCCTTTGGATAAATTTATGAGTGTAAAGAATTTGTTTAAATTGGAGTCAGCTTCCATAACGGAGCAACCAGTCAAGATACCATTTGATTTTAGCGAGAAAAAATCTATTCCGGCAGGAAAGGAAGTCGGGGATAGTATAGTCATACGTCCGATAACGGTTAGGACATGGTTTAAGTTGCGACCTCTTTTGCTTGAAATAGAACCGGCAGACCTTGATAAGATGATTGTCAAGTCTGATGAGCCGACTAGTGATTTTCCGGTTATGATGGATAAGTATGGAGAGTTACTTCTTGATATTGTATGTTTGGGCATTCATAATAAGCCGTCGGAGCCACCGGCATGGTTTCGCAATGTTCTTATAGATAATTCCACATGGGAAGATATACGAATACTTCTCAATGCCATATTCTTTAGAATAGGTTACTTCCCTTTTTGCGACTCTATCACGATGCTTCAGAACGTGAGCCCATTGGGAGAGACGGAGATAATAGCCGCTCAGAAGAATCTGCAAAGTTGGCAGGATACAGTCAAGCAAGATTCTTAGTTATAGTGCATGATTCGTTAGGATTGACTTATATGGAAACAATGGAAAGCAGTTATTCCTTGATTGAAATAATGATGCAGGAATATGCTTCTGTGATGAAAGAAAGAAACCGGACAGTTGATGAAGATGGAGAAACCGAAGGTGTGGATTATGAATGGGTTGAGTTACCAAGTTTTGATGATCCGACAAAAACAATTCGGATGAAGAGGTACTATGATATTGAAGGCGCAAAAGCGAAATAATGCCTGTTTTTATATATTACAATGTTGAAACATTGTTTCATGTCTTGTTTTTAGAGGTTGATGCCCCGTGTCTGTGAAGATATGGGGCTTTCTTATATTTTAAAAATAAATGAATTATGGGTATTCAGAATAAAGATGGTGCATTATATTTTGCTACAGGCATAGATAATACCGGACTTTATAAAAGTCGTCGGGAAGCTATTGGTATAATAAAGGCGATGGCTGATGAAATTACATCGTTTGATGTGTTCGGAGGTATCGGTATCAGTGCAGGGATAGCCTTTGCTCGTGCGGCCAAAGAATCATACGATTTTGAAAAACGTTTTCAGAAAGCCATGCTTGAAGTTGCTACTCTTTCTAAAGAGGTAGACGGTAGTTTGACAGAATACATGAATCGTGTTATGGATATGATTCGTGATATTCCTATTGCCGGTGATGAAGCGGCTAAAGCATTGTATCAAATCGTGTCTGCCGGTCATGATGGAGCAAATGGTATGAAAATTTTAGAGGTATCCGCTAAGGCGGCTACCGGCGGTCTGACTGAAACGGCAACGGCTGCTGATGCCATTACTACTATTTTGAATGCTTATGGTATGCAGGCAGATAAAGCAAAATCCGTGTCCGATAAGCTATTTACTACGGTCCGTTTAGGTAAGACCACGTTTGGGGAACTTGGCACAAGTATTGCCCAAGCTGCACCGATTGCTGCTTCATTTGGCATAAGCCTTGATGATGTACTGGCTGCTGTGGCTACTATAACTAAGCAAGGTGTACCGACATCGGAAGCCATGACAAAGATACGTGCTGCTATACTTGGTACAGCTAACCAGCTCGGAGATGCAGCTTTCCAAGGCCGTACATTCCAAGAAGCATTACAGTTGATTTATGATAAAGCTGATGGTTCTGCAACCAAGATGAAAGAGTTGCTTGGTACTGATGAAGCATTGCAAGCTGCATTGGCTCTTACCGGAAAGAATGCCAAGGGAGCTTCTAAGGATTTGGCGGAGTTGGGAAATTCCGCTGGAGCTGCGGAAACTGCTTTTAAAAAGATGAATGATAGTACTGAAAATCAGTTGGTACTTCTTCGTAATAATATAACTGCGGCACTCCGGCCGATGGGCGAGGAAATAATGAAGCAAGTTGCCGATATTGCTGAAAGTTTCAATAATGCGTTGTCTAATGGGGATTTGGTAAACACATTATCTACCTTGCAAGATTTGTTGGTAGTAGGTGCTACGGCGTGGGGAAGCTATCGTGTTGCGGTGTTGCTCGCTGCGCAAGCTGAATTGTATCAACAAGGATTGGCTAAAGGGTGGACCCTATCGATGCAGCTTCAAGCAAACTGGCTTAATATAGTCAGCAAGGCAAAGGAAATACTTGCCATGAAGACAAAAGCATTGAATGCTATAATGGCTAAAAGTCCTTATGTGCTTATTGCAACAGCTATAGCTGCTTTGGGATATGCCATATATAAGCATATAACATACGTTAGTGAAGCAGAGAAGGCAAATAGGAAATTAAATGAGTCTTATAATGAGTGTATAGCATTACAGTTGAAAGAGAAAAGAGAACTGGATGATGTATTTTCGGCATTGGCTCGCGCTAAGGAAGGGACAGAAGAAAGAAGGAAAGTGATAAACCTGATAAACGGACAGTATGGAAGTTATCTTAGTAATATGCTTACTGAAAAATCCTCTGCAGAAGAAATTAAGAGTGCTTATGACCGTATAAATGCTTCATTGAAAGAAAAGATTGCCTTACAGATACAAAACCAAGCTACCGATGAAATCGCTACATCTGGAGTAAAGAAGCAGGCTGATGAGTTGGAGAATTTACGTAAGGGGCTTTCACAATATTCAAACAACGATGGATTAGTAGAATTGACAGTTCAGAATATTGTAGATAAAGTGACAGAAGCTCAACGAGCCGGTATTGGAAATCGAAAAGTGTTTTGGGATTTACAACGAGAATTAGTAAATGGCATTGCCAAAGATGCAAAAGAATTAAATGATGAGGTTGTGGAGGCTTTGGATGAATATATCAGAAGCGTTTATTCGACCGAATATAATATCTATCAAGCAAAAAAGAGATTTGCTCCGTTTATCAAAGGTCTGACTTCTGTCAATACTGGTACGACCACTACGACTACTACGACAACCGGCACAACTGTGGTTAATACAGAACCGGATAAAAAAGATTATAAAGGCGATATTGAGAATGCAAAAAAAGAACAGGGAAAACTGTTTGAACAATTCTCAATGGATTTGCAACAGATGAGAATTGATGCAATGGAAGAAGGGAAGAAAAGTATTGTAGAGACTCATGTTATTGGTATTATTAATTATCTTAAAATCAAATGAAGAAGTGGATGCTGATGGCTGTCGGGATACTAATATTGGTTATTGGTATCTTAATTAAATACAATAGGGGTTTGCATAGTGAATGTGCTCGTCATTCAAATAATATTTCTGTATTAAATAAAGAGATCGAGCGTTATAAAATTCAGGATAGTTTAAATGCTGTTTCCGTATCGGCATTGAACTTGACTATTGATGAGCTGAAAGAGTATCGTGCAGATGATGCTCAAACAATAAAAGAACTCGGAATTAAAAACAAGCATCTTGAGGCTTTGGTTAAAACCGGGATTCATTCAACAGAAACAATCTATGCAGACCGTTGGCATCCACTTCCGGACAGGTCGGATTGTTTAGAGGTTAATAGCAAATGGTCTCATGTGATAGCCTGTTTCAAGGATTCTACGGTTTATTATAATATTCGTGATAGTCTGGCGGCTGCTGTTCATCGAATCCCAAAACGAAAATTCTTGTGGTGGAGTTGGGGCACAAAGGGGTATAAACTGGAATTGGTTAATTTTAATCCCAACACAAAGATTGATTACAATGAATTTATAAAAGTCTCAAAATAGCAGTGAGGGGGTCTCGTGAATAGCGCCCCCCTCACCTTTATAGCAGATATTCCTTTAGTGCGTCAATGCCTTGTTTGACACTGCGGGCAATAACATACTTATTTCGGCAGTTTTCCGCTTGCCTTTGAAATTCTTTTTGTTCTTCCGATTGGATGCCTTTCTTTGTCTTAAACTCTATACATAGCGAAGCGTAGCCTTTCTTTGGGATTAGTAGGATAACATCGGATACGCCGGAAGTTACACCTTGCCGTTTGAGATTAGCGGCTTCCCTTATATGGCGGCTTCCACCATTCGGAACAGCGAAAAGAAGTTTATTGGGCAACCTAGGGAATAGCTTTTCCACTTCTTCAAAGAACTTGCATTGCATACGTTCTTCCTCGTTATTTTTCTTCCTTTTTCTTTTGGATGGATTCTTTTGCTCAGCATAACAGTTATAGCAGGTATAGCCGGCATCAGTCTTAATAACTGATACAGTTTCTTTTCCGCATACAATACATTTTTCTTTAGTCATTTTTGCTATAAGGTTGGGCTGCCGTGCATTGACCCGACAGCCTGTTTACCTCTTAAAATATAGATATTCTACGATTTTCTTTCAGTTTCCAACCGTTTCACAAGTACAGCGTTCTCCTTTTGTAGGTTTTCAATCAGATGTTTCTGGTAAGCAATCATGCCCTCAACACGTCCGGCTTTCAAGCCTTTCTCATAAGCCGCCTGCAATTGAGGATCGGCATATACGTTCTGTCCCATATTATTTTTCCTCCTTCCGTATATTGTATTCACGCATTAAATCCAGCTCTATCTTGGAAGTGGCCAGACATGATGTCTCACTGATGGCACTCTCTATATCGGTCATGAAATCCCGAAGCATGGTAGAGTAGTTCTTTGCCCCCTCGTTCGTGATACGGATATAGGCTTCTGAAAAGTCCTTGCGTGCGGCATTCAAATGTTCAAGTACTGATTGTAATTGCGGGTCTATTGTAATTGGTTTCATAGTGAGTTCTCCTTTCTTCTGTTTTCCTGATATTTTCTTCGTTCTTCGTTTATTTTCTCATTGATGTATTCTTTCCCTTTGGGAGTCCATACCATATACTCCCTTGGCTCTTCGTCCGGATTCACGGGTTCATACACCACCGTATATGTATATCCAAGACCGATGAGCGACTCGTTTAACATCCAGCGTTGTTTGTCACGGTTGTACTCCTGTATTTCCATGTATTCGAGGAAATCATTAAGCAGACGTGAGTCAGTGTGCAACTCTTTTGCCATCTGCTTCACCGTATAATACTTCCGTTGGCGGGGAGAGATACGCGGTTCTTCCACTATCACATTGGCAGGCGGCAACAGTAGCATATCTCGCTGTCTGTTCAGTTCTTCCTGCATACGGCTGATTTGCGCTGCCATTGTTTGTGTGGCTTCCACCAACTGTTTCAACATGGAGGTATCGACGGACGAAGGAAGGGAACGGGTATTCCGAATGGTTTGCTCCATCTTGTTGAAAGCGTCGATATAGTCCAGTTTGAATTGGAGTGCCTTTTGTCCGGTGAAGCCCATAGCCAAAAGGGTGAAGCCGTCACGGTTCATGATGTACATGAGGTTCTCTTTACCACTACTATCGGTGTAAGTGCTTGATACAAAGAACTGACCGCATTTTTGCGGTGAGTCATTTAATAGACCCTTTATCTTTTTAATTATATCACAATGCCTCTTATCAAATTTCTCAGCCACAAGCACACTATTAGTCAAAGGTTGCCCTTCCGAACCTTGAAATACTATATCAGTCATGATAAACCTCCTTCCTTGCAGAGAATATCAACACGATTGAAGAAACGAACCAGCCCATGCTGGCAAAGAGAGGGAACAGAATATCGGCGGAACCCGATATGACTAGAGCGATAAACGCTATACATACATTCACAAGCCGGAGAATAAGACTTGTGGTTACACGATGCCCATTGGGTGTGGGCGCACCTTGGATTGAAATTGAATTTTCCATTTTACTGTATTGTTTGGCATTTCGGCAATAATAGAACACAAGAACGGCCGTCGTTTCCCATGTCGCCAAACAATACAGTAGTAATCCACTCCGAAGAGCAAAAATCTACAGGGGAAAGACAGCCGTCTATATGTTTAAGTAAGGGCATAAAAAAAGCCCTACCTATTCAGTGAGCATTGACCGCGCTCTGCGGAGTGAGATTAACTCACCGTATTATTTGGCATCGGCAAAGATGGTAACTTTTTCCGAATTACCAAAGAAAAAATACCCTAATTTTCAATTTTATGCGTATATTTGCAACGTTGTTACGTGAAAGGGGGTATCAAACGCCCTGTAACAACAGTAACATTTAGTTACTGTAACTCAGCTAATTCCTGAGTATCTTTCCTTGTAGCTCAGAGGATAGAGCAGCTCCCTGCTAAGGAGCGGGTCGCGGGTTCGAGTCCCGCCTTGATTATTTTTAAATACACTATATATCAGCAGGCTTGTAGGCCTGCTTTTCTTTTTTTTACTATCCATTTTTATCGGTTAAAAACTTCTTTGTGTACTTGGTTTATAGTGCCATTGATTATCAAATAACCTTTAGCGGCGCGGATTTTATTACCTTTTTCTTGAACTTGATAGCCGGCTTTTTTCAGCCGGTCTATTTTTTGTTGTGGTGTTATTTTAGAAACCTTCATCATCATAATCTGTGCTGAAAATATTAGCTACCATATCAACGATATTCTCTTCTATATCTTCCGTGGAACCAGTAACATCTTTGGCAATGGCTTTCTTATTTTGAATGATACGGTAAACCTTCTCGTCAATGGTACGTCGGCCGAGGAAATAGTAACAGGTTACAGAATCCTTTTGCCCTATACGATGCGCACGGTCTTCGCACTGGCAACAATCGGCATAAGTCCAGGGGAATTCAACAAAGGCAACATTGCTTGATGCAGTTAGGGTCAGTCCGACTCCTGCAGCTTTAATGGAACAGATGATAATATCTGTTTTGGGATTGTTTTGAAAAGAATCCACTGCTCTTTGTTTCTCATCTTGTGAGTCCCTTCCAGTTACAGATACAGCCGTAGGAAAATAGCTTTTCAGTTGATCTACCACTTCGTGAAGTGAGCAAAAGAGGATGATTTTCTTTCCATTCTCACGAAAGTCTTTTACGAACTCAATTACATCACGTACTTTCCCTCTGGCTGATATTTGGCGGAGGATATTAATACGTACCATGACTTCACCTCGTAATGCTTTCTCTATCTTTTCATCATCCGCTTCTTTATATTTCTGTAGGTACATGATAAGATCACGCTCTGCATCGATATACTCCTTACGGTTAGTTATCTCACAAGTATTTACTTGTCGTATTTTATCGGGAAGGTCTGTCAGCACCAATGACTTTTCACGCCGGAACATACATTTAGTCCATAGCATATAGTTAAGTTCTTTCAGGTTTGATGCTTCATTTTGGCCGGAGCAATATCTATTGACGAATGTCTTATATCCTCCAAAATCTTCCATTCTGGAAAGGATAGATAACTGCGGAATTAAATCTTTAGGCTTATTGACAACCGGAGTTCCGGTAAGTTCAATAACCCATTCCTTACCATTGCATATACCTTTACAGAATTTAGCCTGCTGAGTGGATGATGATTTGCAACGGTGGCTTTCATCAATGATTACAGATTTGAAAAGTTGGATGCTGTTTCTGAATTCCACATCTCTTAAAGTCCAACCAAATTCTTTTTTGATACGTTGTACAAAGTATTTTTTAAGCGATTCATAATTAACGATGAATACCTGATACATGCCAGTCTGATAAAAGAAAGTCCATGTATCTCGTACTTTATCCGTCAGTACCATTGCCTTTTTATCTGTGAACTTATGCCATTCTCTTTCCCAATTAACCTTTAAGGCAGAAGGACAAATAACCAAACAAGGAAAGGCATTCCCAAGATTAATGGTTGCAATGCTTTGCAGTGTCTTTCCGAGGCCCGGCTCGTCGCAATTCATGAATCGTTTGAGCTGTAATCCTCTTGCAATTCCTTTTAATTGATAGGGATATGGGTTTACTTTTAGTAAGTGGGGAATATCAAGCTCCGGCAGCTCCGGTATATTGTATGCAACTTCTTCCTCTTCTTCTTGTTTCTGTTGTCCTGTAACCCATTGGATATTTTCAAATGGTCTGATTTGATAGACCATTTTTTCAAGTTCGACACGGCTAGAAACAGGAATAAGCCATTTCTTTCTGCTTCCGTCATATCTCTTGCCTGTGATTTGACGTATTCTGTCAACAATAGTGGGCTTGTACTTGAAAGTAACTTCAAAAACGTTTCCTTTTAATTCTATAATCATGACTTGTAATTTAGAGTTTTATGGGGCTGACAAAAATCAGCCCCGAATTTGATTAAGCGGCAGGAGCTATGGTTTTGGTCTTTCTGCCTTTTCTTTTAGGCTTTTCTTCTTCTGCAGGAAGTTCTTCTGCATCGGTAACAGCTTCATCGGGGATATCGCTATCAAAGTCTAACCGCTCTTGCTTAATGCCCCATTTCTCTTCAAAGAAATATGCTTCCACTTCCGCATCGCAAGCTGCTGCATCTATTTGTAGTTCTTCTGAAAATTTATATTCTTCGTCTCCGAATGGAGTAAAGATTTTCAAATCCACAATTTTACCGGATTGTAGTAATTTGCCTCCCATTATGGTTATACCCGGTACTCCATCGTTGCTATCATTGGCATATCCGGTAATGAAGTAGTTATTCAGAGTTTCATCAAAGCCCGGTGATGTAAAACTTGATTTGTAGATTTTTTCCGCTTCGGGTTGCTCGCATAATACCACAAGATGCAGTTTCAAGTGATTAAAAATCTCCTTCAGTTCGGAATGTACGATTTGGTCGCAATTCTTGGTAACCTTGTTTGTGTAGTTGGCTTCTGTGAATCGCTCGTTGTACACAACATTTAATCTGTCTTTTTTAATGACAGCCTGCTTGATGTCAATTTTTGCAGTTTCCATTGTTCTCTTTTTTAGGCTCATCCTTTGATGTAAGAATAAGCATGTTAATAAATAGATATATGATTATACCGGCTCCCATGATGAATGGGAATCCAGTAATGTTTTCGTCTAATCCCATTAGGATAATGGCTATAAGAAGCCAAAGCAAGTATTTGGGTGCTTCTTGGTCGTTTAGCATTTTTGTCTGTTGTTATTGTTGTACATACCAGCCATTTTCATTTCTTCTTTGGCTTTGCTTATTACTGTCACGCACCATGATAGCTGATGTGTTGCGGTTCGATTGCACCGTTCACACCAATCGACCAAATATCGTTCTTCCCTGCAAAGGGAGTTTACTAAAGCGTTTATTGCCGTAGCTGTAGCCTTGGCATTTTTGGCTGTTTCGGCAAGTGTTTTCATTGTTTCAGAATTCATGGCTTCGTTAAGCCAATATTTAGCATCAGCTAATAACTTGCCTGAACGGGCGACATATACAGCCAAGTCATTTCCGCGCAATACGGCTTCTTCTGCATTTTCGCTCATTGTTATATTGAGGAATGAGTCAATGTCTGTAAGTTCCTTGCAGATTTGTTCTTTGGGTGTGATAAGTATGTTCATATTATAAAGAATTTAGCATTTCAATATAAGCTTGGCTGGCTTCAGATGGTGTATCAAAGCATTTGGATGTTTTTCTCTTACCGTTTATTTGGATCTTGGCTTGATATTTGTTTCTTCTTTTGTCTAAAGATACTCCAACAGGCAACCCAGACTTTATTGTTTTCTCTTTACTAGAATTCTGCCTTTTAGTAACGATTTGCAAATTCTCAGGAAGATTGTTTAACTTATTAGAGTCTAAATGATCTATAATTTCATACTTACTGCCACCTCCTGCAACTTTGCTGATAACATTGTGATTTGCGTCACCAAAAAGATATACAACTAATCGGTGTTCGAAAAGATGGTATGTCTTTTGTCGTTTGTTTCCTAAACAGAAGGTTATAATTGATGCCTTATAACCGAAAAGAATCCTTTGTTTTGCAGGATACCCCTTGGGAGTATATACTTGCAAAGTATCTGGATTGACTTTCACACTTCCTTCGGGAAAATCAATAGTAACGAAGCCATTATCATCTAATGCTTTTAATAATTTTCTATTCATTTTTCTGATAAAATATAATTAGACCATTAGTTGCCACCATTTAAAAGCTAAATCATCATATTTCTCTTTCCCACGTTTATAGGTATCATCGTCTCGTCTAATGAATGCTTTGAATATTTTCAGGTTCTTCTTGCTGATGGCATAGATAAAGTCCTGTTGGCTTCCTGCTATATCCATATACCATGCTCTGGAACGGTCCCAATCAAAAAAATCTATAGCTTCATTGAACTGGTTTTGTGATTCTGCAAAAGTGGTCTTTAAATCTCCACCAAATCCAAAACTAGGTAACCACCAATCCCATTTACATCGGGTATCAAGAGTGTACTCGAAGTTTCCGTAGAGAAACCTCTGGGATTTGTTTACCATGAATTTCTGGGTATCGGAGTTGGAAAGAACGGCTCTAAGGAACTCGTCTTTTCTTGCCTCTTTTCTTAAAGCTTCCCTCATGGCAAGGCCTAACTCGAAATCTTCCCGTGAATAGGTTACATCATCCACCATGCGCTTACTATAATGTACCCGTTCGTTTTCGGTAATAAGTGCATCTACCAATGTCCCAAACTTGAAGGCTTTTTCTTTATCCCCATACTGGGTACGGGGATAAAGATAGTTTTTGAGTTCTGTCAGATCGGAGTTGCTGACTTCTGTACGCAAGTAATATGAATCCGGATTTGCCATTACTTTCCTGCTTTAACTTCTTCTTCGTATCGGATATATTTTGATTTGATTTTCATTTCATCATCGCTGTTGGCTTTCTTTTCGCAGAAGGAAATCATCTTTTTGTGGATTTTTTCAAGTTCTTCTATTGTTAGATTCTGACCTTCATTTATCCACCACATCTGATATATTTCCAAGAAGCCGGCAGGGTGTAGTATTTTAATCCTTTCAGTCACTTTGGCTTTGCTGGTTCTTGTTGTAACAGAAGCGGCAGCCGTTGCAAACAGACTATTCATTTGTGCGGATTGTATAGAAGACTCCGCTT